AATAAATTGGGAGGCGTTCAATAACTCCGGTCAAGTTATTGTGCCGATTTCGGGTTATTGCTTTGAAAAAGACAAACTGGAGAATATGAATCCGCAGAAGCTGTTTAACTATATGTTGCAGAACGTGGAATCCGCAATAAATGTTCGTATATTGATGGATATACATAAGCTATTACTAGGGCGGAAAACAAAAATTGTATTATATACGTACGATTCGTTTTTGTTTGAGCTAGGTGAGGGTGAGGAAAATATAGAAAACGAGATAAAACAAATATTTAATAAATACAGGTTACAGACAAAAACAAGTTATGGAAAAACATACGATTTTACAGAAGAATGACTATACGTATGACGGATACGATTTCGATTCGACAAACATAAAAGACGTGAACAATAAGTTATTTTGTACATTTACAGCACTAGAGAATTTAGAGACACTAATTAGTGATCTGACTAGGGCATATACAATTATGTATAATAAGATGTTTGTGCTTTATGTAAAAAGTACAGACGAGTATGTTGTTACATACAACGTGGAGCAGGGCAATGTTGAGGGTATTCCAATGAATACAATCCTAGTACATAGAAAGAAAGAAACCAACACATTATATACAATTAATGCGTTGAATGATTTGATTAAAAAATTGAACGGGGGAGTGGTTGATCCATCTTACCGTGTAAATTGGCAACATTATAAAAACTGTATCTTGTTAACCAACCATAATGAGTTAAAACAATTGAATACAAAAGTTTATAAGATTGTTGAGCTTTAAAAAACCGGTTTGGCGATTTAAATTTCTTTTATTATATTTATAACATATTAGATAACATGAAACAAGCAGATAACTTCAATTTAAGAAAATTCATTACTGAAGGTCGTTTATTAAAAGAAAACACTGTTAATAACAAATATGTTGTTAAAGATGAAGAATTAAGTGATGAAAGTGGTGATTTTTACACAATCAATCCTAAAAAAGCATTTGAATATTTAAAACAATTTAATAACAAAGAAGTCTCAGCTAAACAATTCATTAAAGATGATGAAGGTTGGGGTGAATTTGAACAATATCTTGAGGATGTTGAACAAATGTCTGATAAGGAATTAGAAGATGCAATGCGTGAAGAAATGAGTATGTATTACTTTAGTAAACCTGATGAAATTTAAAAAAATAATTAAAAATTTCTTAAATTAGGCTTGGTTTATCCAAGCCTTTTTTGTATATTTCCGAGTAATCTAGAATTCCCTTTGTATATTTATAATATATAGAATAACATGAAAAAGGCAGACAATTTTGACTTAAGAAAATTTATTACTGAAGGTACATTGCTAAAAGAAACATCAGAAACATATCCTTTTCAAGCATCACCTGAAAAAAAAGCTCTATATGATAAAATAGCTAATGAATTAGAAGGAACCATTTCAATGGTTGCTAATAAATTAGGTGTCCCTAAATCAGATATTAGAATATCTCTTGATAGTTTATGGGATGAAAAGTATAAAAATAAAGGAATGAAGGTTCAAGTGAAAGTAGATGATACTGAATGGAAAAAAGCTTGGACGGGTAATGCTTTAATTATGCAAACGGTGAACGGTGAAGGTGTAGTAATATCTGCTGATGATTTTCATGGGGTAGATATAGAAGGTAATAAAAACCCTAAAGTAAGAGCTATTTACAATAAAGTTTTAGACTTAGATTTACAGAATCTAATAGCAGCTGAAAATGCTAAAATAGCTGATTCTCTTACTCCTGAAGAATTATCACTAATTGCCCCAAATACTCCAATTTTAATAACTGGTAAATAATAAAAATAAAGAGCCCTTTAAAAGAGGGCTCACCTTAACTTGGTTATACAATACCTCGTTCTTATATTTCCGACATTAAACTAATAAATAAAAATCATGGATATTAATGCTATCAAACAACGACTAAACACATTACAGTCGACGAACAACACAGGCAAGAAAGAAAAAATCGATTACACAAAAGTTTACTGGAAACCAAAACAAGAAGGTAAGTACCAAATTCGTATTGTACCTTCAAAATTGAATCCACAAAACCCATTTCAAGAGGTTTTAGTTCACTATGGATTTTCGAAATTTCCTATCTACGCCTTAACTAACTGGGGTGAAAAAGACCCAATTGTAGAATTTGCTGCTCAATTACGTAAAACCAACGACCGAGAAAACTGGGTATTGGCTAAGAAATTGGACCCTAAAATGCGTATCTTTGCTCCCGTAATTGTACGTGGTGAGGAAGAAAAAGGTGTACGCCTTTGGGAATTTGGTAAAGAAATTTACATGCAACTTTTAGGTATTGCTGAAGATGAAGATTACGGCGATTACACAGACATCAACGAAGGTAGAGACTTTACAGTTGAAGCTATCAAAGGTGATATCGGTGGACGTCAAGGATTAAAAACATCTATCAGAATTAAACCTAAAACTACTCCTTTGAGCGCAGATGCTTCTCAAATTGAAAACTTCATTACAGAACAACCTGTATTGTTGGAAATCCAACGTAAGAGTACTTACGATTCAATTAAAGAAACATTGCAATCTTGGTTGTCACCTGAAGAACCAGAAGAAGGTGCTATTATTGATGATGAGGATGAAGTAGAAGCAGAATTAGAAGCAGCTCCTGTTAAAAATTATGCCTTGAAAACTCCCGCAACAACTAAAGCAAGTAAAGCAGAAAAATTTGATGCTTTGTTTGAAGACGAGGACGACAACGATCTACCTTTCTAATTAAATTAAATTTATGGCTAGAACTAAGAAAAGCGAATCGCTAACGGCTGCTGTCTCCGCAGAAATTAAGTCTAATTTCAATTTAGATAAATTTAAGGAGAAAAAATTGCTTAATGGTAACGTTAAGTTTAAAGAACAGAAGTGGATTCCCCTTAGTCCAGCATTTCAAGAAGTAACAAGTGTGCCTGGTATTCCAACTGGGCACATTGTTCTACTTCGTGGACATAGTGATACAGGTAAAACAACAGCATTAATTGAGGCAGCAGTTGCTGCTCAACGAGCAGGTGTATTACCAGTATTCATTATTACTGAGATGAAATGGAATTGGGAACACGCAACACAAATGGGTTTACAAGTAAACACTCAAGTAGACGAGGAAACAGGTGAGGTTGGAAATTACAGTGGATTTTTCCTTTATGTAGATAGGGAAACTTTACACACAATTGAAGATGTAGCTGCATTTGTTTTAGATTTGTTAGATGAACAGAAAAAAGGTAACTTACCGTATGATTTATTGTTCCTATGGGATTCAATCGGTTCAGTACCTTGTGATTTATCAGTTCGTTCAAACAAAAACAACAATGAATGGAATGCAGGTGCAATGAGTACACAATTTGGTAACAACGTAAACCAAAAAATTACATTATCACGTAAAGAATCTTCACAATATACTAATACGTTAGTATGTGTAAATAAGGTTTGGACAGCAAAAGCTGAAGTACCTATGGGACAACCAAAACTTATGAATAAGGGAGGTTTTGCTATGTGGTTTGACGCTACGTTTGTAATTACTTTTGGTAACGTTTCAAATGCTGGTACTAGTAAAATCAAAGCTATTAAAGATGGTAAACAAGTTGAATTCGCTAAGCGTACTAACATTCAAATTGATAAAAACCACATTAATGGTATTACAACTCGAGGTAAAATTATTATGACTCCACACGGGTTTATTAATGATACCGATAAAGAAATCAAATCATATAAAGATGATCATGCTGCTGAATGGAGTAAGATTTTAGGTGGTATGGATTTCGATATCTACGAGGAAGAAGATGTGTTGGAAAGCTCAATGAATATTTTTGAACAAGAACCTGATTAATTAGGAGACGTCAAGAAGATTTATTATATTCCAATCATATGAACAAGAACGAACTATTAAACCTCCTAAACCAAATGGATAAGCAAGAAGAAGGTTTTGCTAATCCACATGAGCGAGTATTGCTGATTGATGGGTTAAATTTGTTTTTTAGGAACTTCGCAATGATGAACTTTGTAAATGAACAAGGTGTTCACATTGGTGGTTTAGGGGGTTTTATTCGTTCTCTTAATTCATTAATTAATCAAGTTAAACCAACTTCTGTTTACGTAGTATTTGATGGAACAGGTTCATCAGTAAACAGAAAAAATTTATTACCTGAATATAAATCAGGTCGTAATTTAGTTAGAATTACAAACTGGGATTCTTTTGATTCATTAGAGGATGAACACGATTCCAAAATCGATCAAATTGTAAGATTAATTCATTACCTAAAGTGCCTACCAGTTAAAACATTAAGTTTAGATAAGGTGGAGGCCGATGATATAATCGCATATTTAAGTGATATATTGCCTAAAAAACACAATTCTCAGGTTTTCATAGTATCTAATGATAAGGATTTTGTTCAATTAGTAGACGAAAAAGTTATACTTTTCCGTCCTGGAGATAAAGAATATTATACCAAAAATTTAGTAAAAGAAAAATTTGGTGTATTAGCTGAGAATTTTATTTTGTATAAAACATTATTAGGTGACCAATCAGATAAAGTAGCTGGTGTAAAAGGATTAGGTGAAAAAGGTTTACTTAAAAAGTTTCCTGAACTAGCAGAACGTGTATTAACATTTCAAGACATTATTGAAATAAGTGCTCAAAAACATAAAGACCATGTTGTATACTCAAGAGTAGTATTTGAGATGGAACGATTAGAAAATAACTATCGTATTATGGATTTAAGTAATCCGTTAATGGATGATAACGAAAAAGAATACCTTGAAGATGTTGTAGAAGAACCTACTCCAGCTTTGAACACACAAGCTTTTTTATTACTTTACAATGAAGATGGAATAGGTCACATGATCAAAAATCCAGAGTTTACAATTAACGACACATACAAAGTACTAAACAGTTTTACAAAATAAAGTTATGACATTAAATAATTTAAACGCTTACGGCGTCGGTTTTCAAATTAAAGTATTATCCTCTTTGCTAACACACAAGGAATTTCTCCTGAACATCCAGGATGTGTTAAGTGAAGAATACTTTGATAACCAAGCACACAAATGGGTTATTAAAGAAATTCTAAAGTATTATCAAAAATACCACACTTGTCCTACAATGGATGTTCTTAAAGTAGAACTTAAAAAGATTGACAACGAGGTATTACAAGTATCAATTAAAGAACAATTACGTGAGGCCTACAAATCATCAGACGAGGATCTTAAGTATGTAGAGGAAGAATTTTCTAACTTCTGTAAAAACCAACAGCTTAAAAAAGCGTTGTTAACGAGCGTAGATTTCCTAAACGCGGGGGACTATGATTCCATTAGGACAATTGTTGATAACGCGTTAAAAGCGGGTCAAGACAAAAATATTGGCCACGAGTACAATAAAGATACTGAATCACGTTACAGAGAAAATCACAGAGTAGTAGTTCCTACACCGTTTGAGCCATTTAATGAATTGTTACAAGGTGGATTAGGTGATGGTGACTTTGGATTGATTTTTGGTAGTCCTGGTGGTGGTAAATCTTGGTCATTAGTTGCCTTAGGTGGTTATGCTGTTAAATTAGGTTATAATGTATTACACTATACCCTTGAATTAGGAGCTGATTACGTAGGTAGACGTTATGATGCTTACTTTACAGGAATACCTGTAGGTGATATTACTAAACATAAAGATAAAGTTGAAGGAGTTGTTACTCAGTTAGAAGGTCAGC